ACCTAAGTTGCCGTTCTAATTCGGTGCCTGAAATACCTGAGATTGGTGTGGGGCGTATTGGCGTTCCAGAAATACCGACTTGGAAAAGTATCCCGCCGCAAAGCATTCCGTCTGAGCCACCAATCACATTGATGCTGGGCTTTCCCGTTGGGGATATGCCTGGCTGTGTTGAGACACGTAATACTCAACCTGGGAATGCAGATGCTTATACGACAGACCCGAAAGGCAACTTTACGGTTTGCGATGGAACGATGCCATCGTTTCCTGCTGCATTGGACTTTACGCCTGGAACGTTGACGTATGGATCAGCTAAGCCGCCAGCAATAGACCCAAAAGAAAAGCCGGCAGCCTCCCAGCAACCGGCTAAGGCCCCTCCGCCAGCAGCTGCACCTGCTGACATTCCGAATGTAGACACGGAACTGCCATGTCCGCCACCGGATGCAATACCTATTGGCGCAAAAAATAAGCTTCAGACTGCTGTCATCACTGGTTACAAGCGAGTCGATGGAGAATGCAAGCCGCAATTCAGATCGTTGGACATACCAGCGATTCTCGGCAACCACTTACCTGGCTCGCCTGTTGTGGTCACGACTGCAACGATTGCGGTTGTCGCAACAACAGCGGCAGTCTTAGCCAAACCATTAGGCGACATTTTGCTGAAGGTGATCAAGCCTCTGGTCAAAAAGACAATCAAGAAGATTAAGGAGAAGCTTGGGAAGAAGACTGTTGTTGAGTCAGCTTGGCAGCGTCGGCGTTTTCAGCGGTCTTTGAAGAAGTAGGAATTGAATGTGTGTGGGGCGGAAGAGTGCCAGGCGGATTAACTAAGACGACATCAGCGCAGATCTTGCTGTAAGGCGATTTTGGATGAAACATCACGCCTTCCTTCATGAGGTCAGCGCAGTTACGCAACCTAGCTATTTCGTAATTAAGGCGTTTATCGGCAAGGCTGGCTTCCATCAGCTCGACTTGCTTTTCTGCTGCTTTGCGGCAAGTGCGGATATGACTGCGATCTAGCGGGATTGAGATCTGTGCAGTGATGCCACCATTGATGGAGAAGTTCGTTTTTTGGCCTGTCCTGACTGGTTTTTTGAAAAGAATCCGACCTGGGAAATCGGGACGCCCGTCTGGCACGGGATTGCCTTCTGGATCAAACGCACCAGTAATGTCAAGCGTGTCATAAACAGGTTCGTTGTAATAGCGTTCATACGGATCAGACCAGCCAGTGGTTGAACTGAGGAAAGGATTAATCGTCAGGGTTGCACCTTGGCAGCTGACGCCATTGATCACAGAGCTAAAGGTTTTGCTTGGAACGACCTGGACAGCCTGGTTTGTAACCGATCCACTGCTGTTTGCGACTGGAGCGGCAGTGCTTGAGACCTGAGCATTTACCGGACCAGCAAATAACAGCAGGGCTGCTAAGACACGCTTCATTGGGTAAAGGTGCTGGTGGTTTCCGTAAGTGATTCGATGTCAGTTTCTCTATTTATAATCGTGTGATTTGTAAGCCCTGGTCCAGAAAGAGTCTCAACTATGGAGAAAGCAGCGCCTGGCTTAACGATGCTCCATGTTGGTCTAGATGCAGGATCAAGCCCAGTCCACTTGCTTGATACACCGTTCAATGTATTAGTGGTCGTGGTCAGGCTTTGTGGGGCAAGCCCGCCAGAAGATTGAATATTTGTGCCGCTAGCTGTGTACTCATAGCCCGTACGATATTCGTAAGAATTGATGACTTCAATAACCTTCGATGTTGTCTTTGTCGTGCTGGAAAGTGTTCCTTGCTGGAAGTTAGGAACGATTGGTACGGCTGCTGCTGGGGCAGCCAAAAGCAACAACAGCAGGATTTTCACTTGATAGTCAGCTCCTGAATAACTTGGCCAATTGCAGTTGTACCAGCTCCACCTGCAGTGATTGCTAATGCACCATCAGTCGCAATTGTTCCCGCCAGAGTGCCTGCTACACCGCCCGAAGTTGTAGTGTTGCTGCCAAAGATAGGCATAGCTGGTACTACGCCAGCAGTAACAGTTGTTGAAAGCACGGTTGGAACGTCATCACCTTCTATGTACGACTCTGTATATGAAAAGCTGTCACCAGCAGTAGTAATACTGTAAGCACCAGGAGTGTAGCCAAGAGCAGTCCCGGAAGTAAGTGTCCCCAAAGTAGGAGCAGTACCCAAAGTGACGTTAGAGCCAGATACCGCCACTGAAGAAGGTACGCGCGTTGAGATTGATCCCGCTCCATCAACAGTTAGCGAAATTGAAGACTTGATAGCGTGCGTAATGTCTGCCGAAGCAGGACTTATCGCAAAGAATGTTAGGCACGATACAAAGAGAAAACGTCTCATTTGGGTTTAGACGTAGTGGGTGTTTGTTCTGCGATTGTAGGCGGCTCATCTTTTTTCTTGCCATTGGCGCGTTTGATGTTGACGCCAAAGCTGGTCATCGTTCCAGTAAGCAATGATGCAGGGAATGTTGGGTCCATGGCTTTGACATAGCCAAGGTAGTTAAGGCTGAGCATCACAATCGACCATGTAAGAACAGCGAGCTTTACAAAATCCGCCAAAGCTGTTGATTCTGGTTCTTGCTCTTGCTTCGCCTGTTCTTCTGCCATGATGAATTAACGCTATAGGTCGAATGGTGGTTGAAATCTGGGCTGCTGTGGCTGGTGCGTCAATAGGCGTGGCAGCTTCTGGTATCAAAGGTGCCAACCGTGACAACCAGCATGGAAGGGATTCGTTGGTGCGTCTAACCTCAGCTGTCGATAATTTAGCGTCAAGAATGGATGTGCTCCACGCTGATCTGCGCGTAAGGGATCAGGAGTTATTCGCTCGAATCTCAGACCTAGAGCAGAATGTTGCACGACTGGAAGGCCACGCGAATCGGACTTAGACTTTCGGCACATACAGCGCTCCCATGGTTTTACTTCTAAAGCCAATCCTGTTCAGCTTTATCAAGTCAAAGGCTGTAAAACAGCTACTACTTGACTGCTTGATTAAGATCAGCGAGCAAACTGACAACCAGTTGGACGATGTGGCTTGCAAGTATGTGCAGGATTTATTGTTTCCAGAGGCTCGCGTTGAAAAATAAATGTGGGTTTGGTTCGTAGTTGTGGCCCTATCGTTGCTGCCGTTCTTCCATTGGTTTCGTGGCACTCCTCACCAACTTGCCGCTATTAAAGAGCTTGAGGACTCCTTGCCTGAGGAGTTACTTGAAGACGATGCCGCCTGGTTTGATGCGTGGAAAGCATCAGGCATTGATCAAGAAATCTATACGCCTTATTTCAGCCAGCTCGATAACGCCAGTGGTCAGGGCTACCGAGAGTGCTTCAGTTCAGCAGCAGCAATGGTTGCCGCAGCGTATCGGCGTGTTGGAACGGATGATGAATACAATCAAATCCGTGAAAGGTTTGGCCCGTCAACAGTTGTTGGAGCGCAAATCGAAACTCTGAAAAGCTTGGGTTTGAATGTTGAGTTTCGGATTGACGGTGATGCCGAAATGATTGAGATGGAAATTGAAATGGGAAGACCTGTCTTGGTTGGTTGGTTACATAAAGGTGATTTGTCGCAAGGTGAACGACCACAATGCGACACCGGCAACTGCGGTCACTGGTCTTTGATTACTGGTTATAGGGGAAAGAACAGTAATGATCCACGCTGGGTCATGCAAGATCCCCGTGGCAAGCCTGATCTAGTACAAGGAGGTCACTTGAGTCCTGCAGGAGGGGAGCAAGTTGAGGTAAGGCGATCTGAATTTAGTCCGCGCTGGGAAGTTGACGGTGTTGGAACGGGCTGGGTGATTCTTGTAGATGAGAGCTAAGGTACGTTTTTGTCTGTAAGGCGTGGCAGTTCTGTGTGACTGGGAGATTCGATCTCATTGCGAAGGCGGTCAGATGGTGTGGCCTTTCAATCCAGAACTAATCAATCCAGCCAGCTTGGATGTAGTGCTTGGCGATTTTTTGATGGCTGAGTCTCCAACACACAAAGACTTGTTCCGGGTAGACATCACAAAAGCGACAAAGGATGATCCGTACTGGCTTTCGCCCGGCAGCTTTTGCTTGGCTGAGACACGTGAGTGCTTTAATCTCCCCAATGACATCTCCGCTCAGTTTGTACTCAAGTCAAGCCGTGCCAGAGAGGGCCTTAATCATCTTCTTGCTGGTTGGTGCGATCCAGGCTGGCACGGAAGCAAACTGACGCTTGAGCTAAAGAACGAACGTCGTTACCATGATTTGCCTTTGTATCCAGGGCTCAAGATTGGGCAGATGGTATTTCACGTAATGAATAACGTTCCGGTGCATAGTTACGCGCTCACAGGCAATTACAACAATCATTTGACGGTGATGCCAAGCGTTGTATGAACTGGGGTTATATCACCGCTTTTTGGACAACAGTGGTCATGAACTGTGTTCAGCCTGTGAATTGGGAAGCTTGCTTACCAGTGCAGGACTGGTTATTTCCCGCTATAGGTGATTACATACGTTTTAAGACGGAGGAACCGTATGCTTCCGAGAAACGAATCTTACGGTCCATCCATGGAGTGGATGGTAGTCACGCAAAGCCTTGAAGAAGAGCTGTCGTTGGAACGGAGTATTAGGGAGATTGAAGACTGCGACAACATTGATGTGTTGTCACAGCTTTGTGTTGCCATGGCACGCCAGCACTGGCATCAAGGCAAACTGCTTAAACAGGCGGTTGGTCACATCGCCTTGATGGATGCTGTGCTTTCTGGCGCAGAAAAGACTGCCTAATAGCTTTTTCAAGCGTGGTCAGTTTTGGGTTGGGCTCATGTAGCGTCGCTTTTACACGTGCCTTTGCCGCATCAATGTTGTCCTGCGGTCTTGTAGCCCAGTTCTGATTAGTCATTTTCAGACGAGTTAAGTAGCTCTGCTTCAATTTGAAATAAAGTTTTTAAGTGCCTTGCAGCGTCTAAAGCCATACTTTTATCCCTGTAACTACAGGCGTCTTCTACAAAAGGGGTAAATAAGCAAACCTGTCTAGGGTTTCTGTAAAAAGCAGCCAGGTACAAGGGATCATCCTGGTGCGTCTTCAGTAAATACCGCATATCAAGATTCAGCTGTGCTTTGATCGGCAGCTGCTTTCTTACTGACTCGACCAGCTACACGGTTTTCTATTGAAGTTTTCCAGGTAGCTTTGTCTTTATCTAACGCCTCTGTATAGGTTGTAGTTCCGCAGTCTTCCTCTATGCGCTCGTACAAAACATCTCGAATCCACGCAGTAGCGCGAACCTCTTCTTTTTTAGCCAAAAACTGCAGCAGCTCCGCTCGATGCGGGTCTAACAGTATCTGAAAGTAAGTTTTGTTGCCGTGCCGTAAAGCCATTAACTCTAGACTACTACAACTACACTACCACGTAGCTGGAGAATCGACCTTCTTTTTCCACGCATTTGTTTGAGCACGACGAGAGCGGGCACGCTGCTTTGTGCAACCTGCCCTAACTTCCCTGGCACGTTCTAAGAACATGGCTGCTCTTTGCAAATCACCCGTAACTGCGGTTTGAATTGCTTTGTTTAGACGTTCCATCACTATTTGTCTGCCTGTACGCGGCATCCATCGCCCCTGTTAGATGTGTGTAATACGTTAGCCCGTTAGGGCTTAGGCAGCACCATCCCTTAGCTGTGGAAAAAACGCGTGGCATCAGTGGGTCTCCATCCAAGTTTTGCCAATGGACACCTCAGCTAATGCGGGGATGTCCCCCAACCACTTGGCTTCAGCCTCCTCCATCACTTGTTTTAGACAAGCGGCCCACTCTTCGGCTGCCTCTTCCCGAACTAGAAGCAAAATTTCATCGTGCACTGCGGCTGCAATCCGCACTGTCTCTTCACCTGCCTCATGCACCAAGGGCCAAAGCTTGCCAAGGGCGCACTTAAGGATGGCAGCGCCAGCCCCCTGGATCGGTGTATTGCACCTCACCGTCAGCCGATTCATATCACCTTGTAGATACCGCCGCATACCAGAAACCGGAATCCGAGTCTCCGCCCACTTATCGCCTTCAGTTTCCTGTGACTCCTTTGCCATTTCTCTTTGCCATCTGCCAATACCCGCAAAAGCGTCCAGCCAGTCATTACGAATTTCAGCAGCACGCTCAACCGTCATGGTGATACCTGTACCACCGGCATAGTTACGCAACCCCTTCGCCCCTGAACCGTAGAGCAAACCAAAGTTTGCAGACTTAGCTATCTGCCTGCTGCACCCAATAGTGTCGGCGGTAACGGTGTGAAGATCTTCACCACGCTGGAACGCAGAAATCATCCGTTTATCCTTTGCAATAGCAGCTGCAAGTCTTAGCTCCATCTGACCAAAGTCAGCGTCTACTAAGAGGTAACCTTCCGGCGCTTCTACGCACCCACGAAACTGTGGGTCACGAGGAATCTGCTGATTGTTCGGTTTAATACAGGACATCCTTCCCGACTCCGCACCAAGCTGCATGTAGCTGGCACGTACAAAACCATCAGCATCCATTTTTTCTTGAATGGAGTTGATCATTTGACGACGTTTGTCTGCCCTTTTCCACTCCAGATAAATTTGAACAACCTCATGGTCTGCGGCATAAGCCCGTAAAGCTTGTCGTGCAGCACTAGGTTTACCGTTTGCGTCTTTAGGTGTCTCACCTAAAAGATCACCTAATTTTTCTAGCAGTTGCTTTGGGCTGTTGAGGTTGAACCCTTTGTACCTTTTAGTGCCATCGCGAATCTTGCCCTCATCCTTGGCGCGTAAATTAAAGGTACCGTCTTCGTCTCTAGGTAACTTTTTACCTTCGGGAAGAGCATAGTCCAGCTGAAGGATAAAGTCTTTCTCTAGGGCTTTTATATCTACCTGATAATCTTCTTTTCGTTGCTGAAGATTAGCGGCGTTCCAGGGTAAACCCGTGCGCCACATTTGAGCCATAGCAGGCAAGGCACGACACTCCAGTGAATACGCTTTTGTAAGCCTATTTATTCTTATTTTATGGTCTAATATCTCATCTAGATTCATCAAAGCAACGACATCATTAGCAGCGTAATCCAACTGTTCATCGGATAAATCACCGCTCCAGTCAGATCTCTGCTGTTCTTTAGAAAGCTCTGTGTCTAGATAACGTTTGACGACGTTCGCAAGTCCATGCTTCGGGAAAGGCATCCCGTTTGTGAGAAGTCGGCTGGCCAACATTGAGCAGCGCACCCACCCATGCGGATAGATGTCATGCTCTTGCAGCCACCCAAGATCGAATACAGCGTTATGGGCAAGCCAGTATCGGACTGGACTGCAGAAGAAGCGGCGCAACTTAGTCCACTCGCTTTTATCAAGGTCAAAGCAATCAATTAGAACAACGGTATTACGGGCACCAGAGCCAAGCTGCAGCAACCTCAACTTCCCACGCTCAGGCTGCAGCTGGAGCGTTTCAGTGTCAAAGCAAACTGATGTGGCGGTCTCGATCTTGTCGAGATGCTGGATTCCGTGAAAGACTTGAGCAGACATGTGTAGCGTCGTGCGGCTTTATAAATGTAGCACACTACTTAAAGCTGATGCGGTCCAGGAGCGGGAAATAGTCTAAATCGTACGGGGTTATTACAGCGACATCAATCCCAAAATGCAGAGCAGCGGCAACCTGGCTTTGAAACTCTGTATGACCATCTTCGTCATCTTGGTACGCCACTTGTTCCACAGCTAGAGCCTTGTTGTCTGGGTCGTAACTTGTGAAACGTGCGAAGGCTAGAGTATTAGGATCTTTTTCCGAATATTCCATCTGATAGTAAGAAAAATTCACATTGTCTCTCACGCTGGGGTACCGCCTAATAGAGCTATGGCCTTGTTTAAAACACCAGCGTGCAACACAACTAAGAAGCCAATTCATTAAAAACAATGGCCACAACGTTTTCTAGTTGTCTTTTATCTAAGCCATTGCCTGTTCTACGCCTTACTAGGCTTACCAAGGTGTGGAAATCTTTGGGGCCGTAGTCCCCAACATCTTTAGTTTCTCTCGGAACAAGCCTGTCTCGTATAAACTGAGCCCTTGATATATGTTTAAGCCCGGCTTCTTTATCCACCTGGGCTAGAACTTCTTCGGGAATGCGAAATGTGATTTCTTTCATTAAAGGTACTCATTGTAAAAGGCACTGCCAGGTCCATATTTAGACACGATCTCTGGAAACGCATCCAAAAGCCTGGAGCGATTACGAGGATCAGCCAGCATTGCCGCTTCAGCCAGTTTACTAAGAAACGCACCACCGTAATGCTGCGCTGTCTTAATACTGCATCGAACTTGTTTTTCGGTCACAGCTTTGTGAACACTGTGAATAATGTAGCACTCTATGAGTACTTGGTCAACCCTTGCTCATCCCGAAGGCGCAAAGATTCTTTCCACCCCACGGGCGGCTCTGGGATTTTCCAAAGCCCAACCAAACAACGCTCCCAGTGAAGGACGCGTTGCTTGTCTGTTGCCCTGGGGTCAGAGAGGCAGGGATACATAACTCAATCCCAGAACGTAAAACCGGCATCAGTGTCATTACCCCTATGTCTGTGATCAGGCGCGTCAAAAGCCTTATCCGTTCCAGGGGAAGGGTTCTTAACGACAATCGGCTTTGTCAAAAGGTCGGGTTTTGTCAAAAGGTCAGGGGCTGGGGGGCTTTTGACAATTTCAGGCTTTTGACAATTTGAATTGTCGTTTATACCCGTTCCAGGAGAAGGGGTTTGACTTTTAACACACCCTTCCACTGACACCCCACGTGCGCGACGAGTAAACCCACCTGGAACGTGTGTACCAATCGCCTGCCAGTAATTGGGCGCACGTCCTTTAAGCACCAAATCCGTCGGAGGATCACAGCGCTCAATCAACTCCTGCGCCTCCAGCTTCTCCAGGCTGTACTTGATAGCCCGCTTGCGGTGCTCGCCTCCCACACCAGCGTGATCAACAAAACCCTGGATCGACCAAGGCTTCCTATCTGCCCGCATTTCGCGCAGCAGCGAAAGCATGTACTCGGTTGGCCCGTTTAAGTGGTTTTCCTTTGGCTCGGGAACAGGCTCAATCTTGTACGTGTAATCAGGCAGCAGGCTGAAGACCATGCGCTGTCCCTCACGGTCATCCCTGGACTTTTCAATCGTCACAATCCTGCTGTTAAACGCGAGGCCCAACTCAGCCAAAGCCTTGTTATCAAGCTTCTGCATGTTCCAGGTCTCATCAACCGCAGCCTTAATGGCACTGGTTCCCCGGAACCCGCCATTGCGGTTGTTGTGGTGGATCACGATGATCGAGCACGCCGGAAAATCCTTCCCATTGCGCCGCGCAAGCCTCTTCAAGGGCAACGCATACTCCCTTCGGTTCTCCTCATAAGGGTTGGAGTCGTTACAGCCGTCCAGGCTGTCAATAACCACCAAGCCGTACTCGTTCTCCTTCTGGATCTTGCAGAACCTGCGGTACCACTGCATGTCCCACTCAGCGACCACATCAACGCCTGACTCCACGCCAATCAGATTGAACTGCCTGCGCGTAATCCGCTCACTCTGATCACCGTTCAGCCAAAGGCACTTAGCCCTTGGAACGTCCATCATTCCGCCGTGAACGTTGAAGGGCCGCCCTTGGCTGATGTGCTTACACAGCGTCTGACACATTGCCGACTTACCTGTGCCCCCATCAGCGTGGACAAGCAACAACCAAGGCTTAGGAAGCAAACCCGGGATCGTGTACTCGAAAGGTGTGTCGTCCAAATCATTCACATCCGCAGGTTTACAGCCCTTATTGCGCTCAAAGGTCAGGTGCGAATCGATCAAGCGATCAATAGCCGCCGCCCCTTCCCTGGAACGTCCACCTTCACTGGCCAGGATTGTCTTCGCCTGATCGGCATAGGCCGGGTTGTCATAGGTCTCTTCAATCTCAAGACCACGAGCAACTAACTCTTCTGGTCCGAGGAAGTCGAGCTTGAACTTCGTCGGCGTCGCATCGATGTCCGCCACCAGCTGTGCAAGACCGTCCCTTTGAAATCGCTTCCGTTCGGGGTCCGCCGCATCAGCCAGGTTGATCAAGCTTCCAAAGCCCAAGCCACCTCCTTGGAACCCAGCTGCCCACCGATCAGCGCAAGGATTTTTACCGCTCTCCCATTCATGGGAATACTCGGCATCCCGTCGGCTCCACTCTTCCCAGAGCTTCAAACCATCCTGGTTCGGCAGCTCGCTATTGAGCATCGCGCCGATCTCCCACCAAAAACGCTCGCTAAAAGCACCACGAGGCTCGATAACACTCAGGCAACTCTGCCCAATAGCAATCTTCTCCTCCCTGGAACGGTTAGCAAAACGCGTATCCCGCAGCTTCCGGCCAGTGTCTTTCTGGTTGACCTTGCGGTACTGCTCCCGCATCCGCTCTAGGAGCCATTCAGGGGCCTCAGGAAGAGCATTCACATCCCCATGGAACGTGTACTCACCCTGGTCCTTGTAAGCGCCGCATAGAACGCCCTGAGCACCCCAAAGAACTTCCCAGCCTTCATGCTTTGCAGCAGCGTGGCTCAGCGAAGCAACCCTTAAGCGGTCTTCCTCTGGAACGACAAACAAAAACTTCGCCGCGTTCTTCTTGGTTGACCTAACGCAAGGCGCTTTCTCCAAGTCAGCGCCCCATTTCTCTTCAATGGCACCAAGGTTGCGGTCAACGTCAAAGATGACCAAGCCACCCGAGCGAGTGCCGCTGTAAACACCAACCGCCTTAAAGGTTTCGGGACTGTCGCTTATGTAATTGGCTGTGCATTCAGGAGAAAGATCTTCTTTTGAAGCACGACCAAGGGGTGATTTACCGCAAGCAATCTTCCCGTTAGGAAGTGTTACACCAGCGGCATAAATCGGAGCCGTTGCCCAAGTCTTAGGCAACGTGCGGACAAAATCAGCAAGAATCATCTGCTACAGTGAGAGTGTTAAGTCAGTTGTCAAACCACCCCAGCAGCCATTCCCGGCTCTGGGGTTTTTTGATTCTACCGCACTTGACGCTTCACGTCACCCTGCTACAATAAACAAGCACCGGGCAACACGCCCACAGCAACTTTCTACATGCCATTCATCTCAGACAAGAACAAATCTGCCGCCTCTGGCGGTGGTGGCGGCGGTTATCTCAACCCCTCCAAAATCCAGTCCGGCGGCAATGTCCGTTTTGCTCTTCTGGACGACCAGCCCCTTGAGTTTTTCGAGTGCTGGGGCGAAAGCTCTGAAGGCATCAAGCCTTTCCGTTTTGCTGAAGACCCAAGCCCTGAAGACATCGAAGAAGAAATGGGCACTGACTTCAAGCGCCGTCTTAACCGCGAAGGCACTGCACCTGAAAAGGTGAAGTTTGCAATTGCCGTGCCTGTCTACAACTACGACACCAGCTCAGTTCAGATCATGCAGCTCGGTCAAAAGAGCCTGATCAACGAACTCGATTCAGTCAGCCAAATGGAGGACTACGCCGACCTACTTGCCTGGGACTTTGTCCTCGGTAAAGAAGGCGTCGGCTTAGAAACCCGCTACAGCTTGCGCCCTGCACCACGCAAAAAAGGCGCACAGGCCGACATCGAAACTGCCTGGACCGAATCCCGTGACAGCGGCTTCGACATCAGCCGCCTACTGACCGGAGACAATCCGTTCAAAGCAGGTTGATCTAAAACCCAACAGTTTCCGGGGTGCACCAAGTGTGCACCCCTTTTTAATGAGTAGTCATAAGTATCTATAAGTGTCTACGAACAGCAACAACAACCCTGGGTCATTCTTGGAACAATAAAAATGTAGAACAAGCCAAACATGTACCTAGGGTTATAATGAATCTATTAACGATCTTTGTATGGCAAATTTGAGTCCTCAAAGTATTTGGACCTGTGATAGCGGGCAGATTCGTGTAACACCTGAAGGTCAGCCAAGTGTATTCGACATGATCAAGACGCTTGGCGGGCAGAAAAACCCTTGGAAATGTTGGGATCGTCTTGTTGAAGCCCATCCCGAAGTCCTAGCAAAATGTCAGGACTTCCGATTTACGGGGCAAGGGCAGCGCGTAACCCCAGTAGCGAAAAGCAAAGAGGCCGCTTTTTACATCCTTGGCCTTTTACCTGGAACGGCTGGACGCAGCTACCGCGAACAAGCGGCAAAGTTGTTTACTGCTTTTTTAGATAATCCGTCTTCTGTTGCAGCTGCCGCCATTGAGCGGATGACTGAAGATGAGCAAGAGCGTTTAGAGGCAAGACTAAAAGGAAAAAGAACTAGACATACATTCACAGATGTACTGAAAACCTACGGAGTAGTTAGAGAGGGGTACGCACATTGCACTAACGCAATATATGTACCTACTTTAGGAAGTGACGCACGTCAACTAAAAAATAAAATAGCGGAAGAGAAAAATTTAACGCTTAAAAGTGTAAACCCTAGAGATCATTTTACAGTTCAGCAATTAACAGATGTAGAGACAGCTGAACGAGTAGCCGTCGGACAGCTGGAGCGTAATACGGTGGGCGGAAACCCTGGCGTAGAAAGCATTGTCCGTAAATCAGCTGAATACACCCGCAAACTTCTTGACGGAGATATTGATATTCCTGGCATTGTCTAGTTATGCAGTTTATACGCGCTAAACTTACTCAAAGCATTTCCCAAAATGGTACAAAAACACTACGAGAAGCCTATGCCTGAGACGGTTACCACAATTTTGGAAGATGGAAGAGTCTCAGTTTCGGTGGGACACTTCACGGGAATTGTTAGCTCAATGCACCTGATAGAACCTAAAGCTCACCAACTACAAAAAGCCTGGCTCAAACAACAAGCTGCCTTAATCGATGCAAGCAACTGATTCACAAAACGCACTAGCGGGATTACGCCGCTGGACCCTGGAGCGTGATGACTCTGGTCCGCACCGTGTGTATCGCGATGAGTCCGGCGTGTCTTACGCCTCAGTGACACACATTCTCAAAGAAACCTCACCCCAATGGCAAAAAGATGCACTCGACCGCTGGCTGGAACGCCCAACTGCTCCCATGGAGCGTGATGTTGCTTGCGAGCGCGGCACTCTCGCGCACAATCACGCGGAATATGTCCTCAAGACGGCAGCAAAGCTGGCAAGAAATAGCGCAAACAAGCGAGGAAGCTGGAGGACTGGAGATGACGGCCTGGAACGTGCTCCTAAAGGAATCACTACCTGGGCAATCGAAAAGGCCATTCAAGGGGCTCCTAGAGTCCCCTGGAGCGCCTCTGGGTACGCCCGAGGTCTACGGACTTGGATCGGAGAGAACGTAACGGCCATTCATGCCATCGAATTTTCCATTCATGACCCACGCGGCTGGGCTGGAACGGCTGACGCCTTAATCGACGTAAACGGAACGCTCTGCGTAGCTGACTGGAAAACCAGCGTTAACGCTCGCAGTGAAGAAATGCTGGCTAATTACATCTGCCAAACCGGAGCGTATTCCCTGGGATTGCAGCACCTGACTGGGTTAAAGCCTAAGTGTGGAGCGGTTGTAGTAGCCCGGCGCAGCGGAGCACCACAGGTGCGGTTGCTTAGTGAGTTAGAATTACGTGGGGCGGAGTGTCAATGGTTAGAGAGAATGCACCTTTATACGGCCCAGCAAGCCCTAAAGAACTAAGTAAGGCACTGGAATGTCTCTATACGGGACAGATGAACGTGGCTATACAAGCCAGGGCATTAAGGATGTCCCTGGAACGTTTAAAGCAGCTGTTTAACGCCTACGTGGCAGCACGCCCCATCGATATCAACGATGAGGACGTGTATGCCGCTGATCTACAAATGACGTGGCCTTTTGCTTAACCCTGGAACTTGAGAGCCTTAATCGCCTTCAGGTGTTCTTTTATTTCCGCTTCGCGTTGCCTATAACTTTTTGAGTGCTTAGCCAACCATTCATCGATGGCTTCATTGATTAGGGCATCCCTGGAACGTCCATCGATAGCAGCCATTTCCGCCATCGCTTCCCGACGACTCCAGCTTTCAAAGTGCTGAAGCTGTTTCACCAAATCATCGTGTTGCTTTTGGGTAGGCACTGGTTCGTGCCCTTGGTTCGTTAAGAACTCTCGCCCTGCATCAGATAGAAAAGCCATCAATCAGTACCCCATACGACGCAGGTTTTCTCGGTGGTGCTTGTCATGCTTACCACGCATCAACTCGCCACCACCTAAAAGCCATCCATCAAGGGGTAAACCATGGCAACCCCAAGCATTGAGATGTCCTGGTCCGTACTTTCTCCTGGCACGTTTCACGGCTTCATCCAACGAAGCCGCGAGAGTCTTACAACACTTGATTGCCTGAATACTGGTTAAACCTGGATCGTCTATTACATAAGTGAGACTTACTATCCTCACTTCATCTGGTCCCCACTCAGGGAACTTTATTTGCTGGAGCGTTTGTGTTTCGTTCATTGTTGATGTCCGTGGGTGTCGATGTACTGGTGAATTTTGGTCTGAAGCTTTGCTAACTCCCTGGAACGTGCATGGTCAGCCCAGCCACTTTTCTCGAAGATTGCAAACTCCCAGTAAAGGGAATCAGCAAGTAGATGGAGTTCCTGGATCGTGAATCGGTTTAGTTTCATGAGACAAAATCTCAAACGTTGTGAGACAGCCCACCCATGCGGGCGAGTCTTTCGTATTCACGGACAAGGCGTGCATAGTCTTGGACGTTGCCTGCTTTGTAAGCCGTGATTAAGAGCTGGCGCGTCATTCGCATGAGCGCGTCGCGGTCTTCGTAGCTAATCCCTGGAACGGGTTCGCATTGAATGCCCGCATCTTCTGCGTAGCGTTGAAGGTCTGCGGCGTCCACGTCTCGGTAAGCCGTTGCCCGACTAATGCCGTATTCACGCTGGAGCGTGGCAGCAACGTCAGCGCTTTTCAAGCCCATGTCGAGAAGCCGCTTCGCTTCTTCGTGCTGTAGCTCTTTTTGCTCGATTGTTCGTTTCATTCTTTATCCCATGATTTTGGGTGGATCGTTGGGTGGCCCATCGTTGCGAAACGCTTGGACTGTGTTAATGTAGCAGAGTAGTCAACCCTAAAGGTTCACCCATGACCACAACGACAACACCCGCAGAGCAAAACGCCACTGCTGTATTGGCTCACATCTTTGGTCTCTATGACCTGGACCGTATGACCAAATCCGTTCCCATGGAACTCAGCACCCTCAGTTTTGAGGCCCGCGAAGTTCTCAGCGATAACGACTGGAACCCGGCAGAAATGGCGCAGCCTTACGAGCTACACGATCACGTGAGCCAAGCAGCGTATGAATTGCCGCTCAGCATCGAATACCGCGCCCGTTGGACTGCTGGAACGACTCCCACAGATCCCGACAGTTTCGAGATCTGGCTGTCTGTCGGTGGCCCTAGCTGCTGGATCGATGGAGATTTTGGGCGGCATGGTGTCCCGTCTGCTGATTCGATCAGCGTTCAGTACAGCTGGGGCCCGAGCGATTGCGGGCGTCTCTCACTTTCTGATCACGAGCGCGAAGCTCTTTCCTGGTTCGTTCAGATGGTGGCCGTTTGATCTAAACGTGGAGCGGTTTAATCGCCGCTCTTTCGTTATACTTTGGAGAATCTTAGGCGTTTGAAATGTCAGAAACTGCCGAGCCAAAAAAGACGAGCGTCGCTGACGATGAGTCGAAGCGGTGGCGCAAAGGCAAGGGTGCAGCGCATCGCGTAGAGGAAAGGGCACAAGCTGCGTACACCTACATTTTGGAAGGTGGAACGCGTATAGAGGTGGCCCAAAAAGTCGTCTCTCGGTTCAACTGCTCTTTACGCACTGCCCACGATGACTACAAACGAGCGATGACGCTCTTAAGGGAGGAACAACAAGGAACACGTGAAGAATTGTTGAACCAAATCCAAGCTTTGCGCTTAAGTACCATTAAACGGGCCCTAAAACGCGGCCACTATCAAACAGTCGCCACACTTTTAGGCGACATGGGAAAAGTCATTGGCGAGGCTCAACCGGAACAAATAGCGTTACAAGTTCCCGAGCTATTTATAAAAGTAGAAGACAAGTAAAAAAGGCCCAATGTAGGGCCTTTAACTATTGCGGAAGGTTGGGAAGATCGACTTCTATATCTTCTGCAAGTTCGTTAATATAATCTTGGAGGTATTCAAAGATACCCTCATGCATATCTGCCTCCGATGTTGTCATCAGTGAGTGCAAAGATTTACGAATTTGCAGAGCGTAAAGAAAGCGTTCCTTTGGGTTAAGATTTTTCATGATTAAAGGAGAAAAGTAAAGGGCCCGAAGGCC